ATTAAGGAGTTATTGTTGGGACACAGACAAGACAGGAAAACGACTAAACAAACCTGTAGATAATTTCAATCACGCAATAGATGCAGTACGTTATCACGAAATGGAAACGTTAGGAATGAATAAGAATTACGGAAGCTATAATATTCTGTAAAGTACAAAAACACGAAAAAAAAGTTATTAATATATGAAGTTAGATATACTGCTGCCAAATTCACTATCTGAAATACCTTTAAGTAGGTATCAAGAGTTTGTAGCTATGAAAGAAAAGAGTAACGACGAAGAACTGATTGCCAATAAAATGATACAGATATTTTGTGGATTACAATTAGGAGAAGTTGCAAAGATTAAACTAAAAGATTTAAACGGATTGATCAAGCACTTTACAGAAGTGTTTAGTGAAAAGCCTCAACTGATACGAAACTTTAAAATAAAGAACATAGAGTTCGGATTTATTCCTAATCTGGAAAACATAAGCTTCGGAGAATATGTCGATTTAGAACACCACTTAAAAGATTGGAGTACATATCACAAGGCGATGGCAGTAATGTTTAGGCCAATAAAAGAAAAGCACAAAGACAAGTATTCTATTATAGACTATGAGCCAAATGAAGATATGCAGGACTTAATGAAGTTTGCGCCTTTAGATGTTGCAATAAGTGCAAGTGTTTTTTTTTGGAGTTTAGGAAGCGAATTGTTACAAGCTACTCTAACTTATTTGAAGAACGAACTGATGAAGACGAAGGATTTAACGAATTTTCGGAAAGAGTTCAGTTTGGCAAACAATGGGGATTCTATTCAAGTATTTATGGACTCTCTGGCAACGACCTTACAAAATTTGACACAGTTACAAAATACGGACTTACTAAATGTCTCACATATTTATCTTTCGTCAAACAAAAAAACGAAATTGAAAGCCGTGAACTAAAACGACAAATGAAATAATTATGAACTACTTCGATATAATAGACAAACTAAAAACACACTTTGACAACGATGAACTAATAAAAACCGTTACACAAGGCGATATTTTTGACGTGGATTTAAACAAGCAAACAATATTTCCTTTAGTTCACTTGATCGTAAATCAAGCCACGTTTGAAGAAAACGTAATAAGATACAATATCAGTATTCTTGCTATGGATATCACAGACATATCAAAAGACGAAACAACAAATAAATTTGATGGCAACGACAATGAACTATATGTATTGAATACTATGATGGCAGTATTAAATAGAGTGTATGAGTTGTTAAGAAGAGGCACACTTTACACAGATGCCTTTCAAGTAGATGGCAATCCAACGGCAGAATTTTTTACAGAAAGGTTTGAGAATAAACTTGCAGGTGCAACATTAACCTGTGATATTTTAATCGGCAATTCAATGACTATATGTTAGAAAACGTTCAAGACATATTAGACGATTTTAAATCGAATGTAATTCGTGAAGCAAAAAAGAATTTGGCTTCTCAAAGCACGACTGGTAAGTTGCGAGATAGTTTAAAAGGATATGTTAAAGAATCTAAAAATAGTATTCAAGTAAGTTTTGAAATGGAAGAATACGGCTTCTTTCAAGACAGAGGAGTTAAAGGTAAGAAAAGTGGTAAAAGTTTAGATGGCTACAAATACACGAATAAAATGCCACCAGCAAAAGCCTTTGATAAATGGAGTGTAAGAAAAGGAATAGCACCACGAGATAAAAACGGAAAATTTATAAAACGTAAATCTTTAAACTTTTTAATAGCACGAAGTATATTCAACAAAGGTATTAAGCCAAGTTTATTTTTTACTAAACCATTTGAAAAATACTATAATAGATTACCAAAAGAACTTACTGAAAAGTATGCACTTGATATGGTAAACTTATTCAATACGATCACTGACGAAAACTTTAAACAACTAAAATGAAATTATCAAGAAGTCCATACATTATAGAAGTAGACAATGCTACACAAACAGGAAGCAAAATAGAATTATATTTGTGGAATACAGGAAGCCAACCAGCAAGTCCACAATACACACTATCTAAATTAATTCCTGCGTCTAACAACACTAAAACATTTTACAATCTTTCGCCTTATGTTAGGGAATACTACAATTTTACAACGTGGCAAAATTTGTACAATACTTATGATGCCGACATAAACACAAATTACAAAGTGAATTATCACGTTGACGTTTATAATCTAATCGGTGGCACTTATGTATTAGATACTTCGGCAAATGAAACAGACGAATTTATGGATGGCTTTGCGTATTATAGTGATGGATACAATGCAGTTAGTTCTACGGTACTTTTAACAGAGGGAACGTATTTTTACAATTATGATGGCAGTTTGTTTTCCACAACACCTATTAATATGGCTGGGAGTTTTGATGTTACAATGGAAATAGCAGATGCTATAAGATACACAAACACCTATACAGGAGCAACACATACGGTAACGGCTACAACGGCAGGAATGAAAACATTTTCACGAGTGTATTTGCCTTATTTACAAGATGGAAACAAAGTAGAATGGTTAATAGGTGGGAGTGGTGTAAGGTGGACAGGTTATTTTGTGCCACAATGTGAGCCAAAGTATTCGCCTGTAGCAGTAGACTTTTTAAATCGTTACGGAAGTTGGGCAAGAATATTCTTCCAAAAAGTAAAGAAAAGAAAAATCAGCGTACAAACGAATGAATATAAATTCAATCCAAGTGTACTGCCATTTTTTCCAACTAACGAGGGACAGATAAAAGAATTTAATATTAATGCAACAGAATCAATAAAACTTAATACAGGATGGGTAAATGATTTGTATGGAGAATACATCCAAGAAATGATGTTAAGCGAAAAGATACATTTGTTAGACCCAGAATATAACACAGACTATTTACCTGTAAAAGTTAAAACAAAATCTTTAGAGAAACAAGTAGGCATAAACAACGGAATGATTAACTACGAATTGGAGTTTGATTTTGCTTACGATCTAATTAGTACGGTTGTATAATGAGAACAGTACAAGTATACATAGAGGGACAAAGACTTGATTTATTCAAAGACGAAATAATAAGCGTTACAAGTAAGCAGCAAGATATCCAAGATATTAGCAAAGTATTTACTGACTATTCACAAAGCTTTAGTGTTCCGAGTTCAATTAAAAACGATGCTATATTTGAACACTTCTATCAGAACGATGTAAATAGCACGATAGACCACAACATCAGAAGAGATGCTTACATTGAAATAGACTTAACAACATTTAGGCGTGGAAAAATAAGTCTTGAAAAATCGGAAGTAAAAAACAATCAAGCGTATTCGTATCAAATTACTTTCTATGGAGATATTACAAGTTTAAAAGACAAGTTTTCAGACGATAAGATTCAAGACTTAACACTTCTTAACATATATGCACACGACTACACGGCAACAGAAATAGAAAACAGGGTTACAGATGGTGCTACAAATTACGTTGTGCGTTATCCACTAATCACAAGAAGATATTTGACATATGACGATGGTGGAGTTAATGACATTAACACGAATACAGGTGCTATTGCATATAATGAATTATTTCCAGCAATAAGATTAGCTGCAATATTTGGTGCTATGCAAGGGAAATACGGAGTAACATTTGATGGAACTTTCTTAACAGATAAAAGGTTTCAAAATTGTTTCTTGTATTGCCAAAATGCAAACGACTTTCAATTCTTTACAACAACAGAAGATGTAGATTTTACAAGTGGTGGAGAAGATGCAAGTAATCCAAGTTCAGCAGTTTATCAAGACTATTTTGATTTAGCAGAAGAAACACTTACAATACAACCTGTTAATTACGTTGATGCTTTTGGAGTGACACCAAGTAGTGATTTTTGGGAAGATGCAACAAAGCATAGAGTATTTGTGTCAGCAAGTTGCACCAGTGCAACGGCAATTTATTACATTGATGTTTTTATTAATGGTGTATTAAGTATTACAATAGATGGACAATTTGCCATATTTCAACAAGCGTATGTAAGACGTAACGATAATATTAATACACAAGATGTATTGCACTTTAGAGTTCGTGCAACAGAAAGTACAACGGTTAATATTTCTGTTAGGTATGAACAATTACAATCAGACCCTTCTTATTTTCCACCTTTAAGAAACATATTTTTTGCGAATAGTTCAATGGCATTAAGTGGAGATATTGACCCTATTGCATACTTGCCAGATATGAAAGTATCAGAGTTTTTTACAGGCGTTTTAAAGGAGTTTAATCTTACTTGCTATGGAATCGCAGAGGGTGTATTTCAAGTTGAGCCGTTGGACGATTGGTATGCCAAAGGTGCAGTTGTAGATATTACAGAATACACGGATATTAAAAGCATAAACATTGACAGAATTAAGCTATTTAACAACATACAATTTAAGTACCAACAAAGTGAAAACATTTTAAATACTCAATTTAGAGATTTATTTGGAAGAGAATATGGAGATTCTCAAGTGGCGTTTGATTATGATGGTGGCGAATATAAAATAGAGCAGCCATTTGAAAATATGCAATTTAATAGGTTTACAAACACGGACTTGCAAGTTGGTTTTACAATAGACAAAGATTTAAATTCTTATGTTCCTAAACCGATGTTATTGTATATGTATGATGAAACAAATACTTCATTTAAATTCAATACAGGAACAGGCATAAATACATTAACGGAATATATGCCTTTCGGACAAGATGTAAAAGTATTAACTGAAAACTACACACTAAATTTCAATGCAGAAATTAGCACACTTACAGGATTGGTTGAACAAAATACTTTATTTGCTACATACTACTTCGGTTATTTAAGCAACTTATTTAATTTAAAGAATAGAAGAACAACCATAAAAACGAATCTGCCTGTAAGCCTATTAACTGAATTACGTTTGAATGATCGCGTAATTATTAGAGATAAAAGATACATAATAGAATCAATGAAATCTAATCTGAATACTGGCGATGTAGACTTTATTTTGATAAATGATTTTAGACCTGTTA